GTGGGACACAGAGGAGCTGCTGGTGAGGTGTTGTATGAAGTATATGCCATGGATACGCTGCATCTACATACTCCTTGCGAGAGAGTCGCAAGTGCAGCCATGGATGAGGGGACTGCAGTCTTCATCCCTGCGTATCGTCTTCCACCGCGAGTTCATCCCCGCCGAACACCTCCCATGCTTTGCGTCACCGTGTATAGAGATGTTCATGCACAGGATATCCGGGTTGTCGGAGTGTTTCATCTATGCCAATGACGACATGTTCCCTCTGTCCCCATTGGAGCCGAGTGACTTCTTCCGTTCGGGACCTGACGGCGCACCGCTGCCGTGTCAGATGATTACCGACAGGACATATCCGGCAAACCCGAACACCTTCCAAAAGAAGTGTATGTGGCAGCAGAATATGATAGGCAAGCCGTTTGGGAAACACTTTACGAGGACATACCCTGACACGGGACATATCTTTTCGGCTATCCTGAAGAGCAGCTGCGAGGAGGTGTGGAGAAGGCACGGGGATGAGATTAGCAAATATCTCTCACCGCTGAGCCGCACCGACCATTCTGCCAACAACTGGATATATCTGTTATATCAGCAGTATACCGGGCGATATGTGGCACACAGACCCATAAGACACTATACCGATCAGAACACGCCGACAGCGAACATCGGTGCCATTATCCGCGACCCGCAGGCCGGAATCGTCTGCCTTAACGACAACGAGCGTATCGGAGACTGGCAGCAGCGGGCGGCGATAGTGAGGAGGGAGATAGAGAACAAGTTGAACATAGAGAATCAGAGATGACATACAAGAGTTATGAGGATCTGTCAGACTGTATCCGCCGGAACGCGTGGAAGATACCGCAGGATGTTGACCTGATTGTAGGTGTGCCCCGCTCAGGGATGATTCCTGCGTTGATGCTGGCGGAGCTGCTGAACAAGCGGTGTGCCGACCTGGATGCCTTCGTCGAAGGGCGTGAGATGTCATGCGGCGGCAGGCTGCGGCTGATGAGAGATACAGCCGGAACAAGAAAGGTACTGGTGTTGGATGATACGGTATTCTTCGGTAATGCCATGCGTAAGGCGAGGGAGCGCCTAGCACCGCTGGAGGGGAAATATGATATCATCTACGGATGCGTGTATGCTGAGGGTGGGAACGCCAAGCAGATGGTGGATCTCTGGCTGGAAGACATCTGGCGCGAAGGTGAGAAGATGTGGCTGTACGAGTGGAACGTGCTGCATCACTACGGGAAGAAGACACAGCTGAGCATGTGGGATATCGACGGGCTAATATGCAAGGATCCGCCCGACGACCGCAACACGCCGGCCTATGAGGCTTACCTGCCGGATGCCTCGCCGATGATTATCCCAACGACACGCATAGGTGCTTTCGTGACCTACAGGCTGGAGAGATACCGCGGCGTGACGGAGGCGTGGCTGCATGAACACGGCATAGATTACGGTGAGTTACTGATGTTTAACGCACCGAACAGGGATATCCGCAACAGCATGATGAGCCCGGCAAAATACAAGGCGCAGTTGTACCGGCAGGCGACATGGGCACAGCTGTTCATGGAGAGTGACGCACGCCAGGCGGAGCGGATATTTCAGCTGGCAGGCAAGCCGGTATGGTGTTATGAGAACGGGAGGATGTATCAATGAAGGCCGCAATCATCCATTATAACACCCCGAGACTGACACGGTGCGCCATACTCTCGCTGTGGAAGCATACGCCGGGGGTGCATGTGACCGTGTTCGATAACTCGGACCGTCTGACCTTCATGTCGAAGAACGCCGTCTTCGTACAGGACTTTGCTCCCATGGTGACGGTCATAGACAACACACAAGGACAGCTGATAGACTTCGAGGCATGGCTGCGGACGTTTCCGGACCGTGAGCCTTCACCTGGTAACAACTACGGAAGCGCCAAGCACTGCTACTCGGTACAATGGCTGTGTGACCACACAGAAGAGCCGTTTGTACTGATGGACTCAGATGTGCTCATCCGACAGGATATAAGTATATTCTGGCGACATACCGAATGTGCATGGGCGGGGGAGTTGGGTGAGAATGTGAGACGTCGTTTCGGTTATGATTTCCAGAAGGTGCAGCCGTTCCTCTGCTTCCTGAATGTGACGATGATGAAAGAGCGCGGCATACGTTACTTCAACGGCGACTGGATGTGGAACCTGACGACACGGCAACCCAACCACCGCTACGATACGGGAGCCTGGTTCTGCAAGGCCGTGAGAGAGGCCGGTCTTCCGACGTATGAGTTGCCGCTGCGCGACTATATCCTGCACCTTGGACATGGGAGCTGGAGGGACAAGAACCCGATGGAATGGCTGAGGGCGCACAGGGATTTGTGGGAGCAGTCATAGCGGTAAAATCCCGACTATATAATAACAACATCACCCCAGACTGCCATCAATGATGTCCGGGGTGATGCCTTTTAAGATACCTGTAAGAGGAACTACTCGGCGGGGACGGGTTCTTCGTCCTCCGACACCTCAGCCTCAAGTTCGGCAATGCGGGCCTGAGCGGCATTGATGTCCTGTCGCCACTGCTCCGTCTGGGCTATCTGTTCGGTGTAGTCCGATTTCTTGCTGACTCCCATGGCTATCTTTACGCCGATGTAGTCATAGTCTTTCAGTTTTGCCTCGCGGTCGAGGATGATGCTGTGCTGCTCGTTGAGCAGACTCTGAATGTCTGATTTTGTCATGCTGCTAACTTTTTTAAGTGTAAATGATACTTTTGGTTTAATCTGGAATGGATGCTGTACTGCGGCTTGTAGATGATACAGAGGCGCTGTTGATCCCATGCGAGCCACTGCCACCAGCATGGTGCCATCTCGTCACGCAGGCTGATAAGCCTGTCGTAGTCATTACGGCTCTTCAACAGCCCGCCGTATGAGTTGAATGAGCTGACCATCGCGTCAATGTCCTTGTAGCGGTTGCCGTTGAGTTCATGGATGCGGTTGAGAGCCCGCCCGTAGGTGACGTTGTTCAGGTGTAGCCTGTATGGCTTGATATGACTGCCGAGAAACTCCACACCATGCTCGTAAGGCTGGTCGTAGAATTTCTTTTCATTCAGACGGACGTTACGTTCCGCCAGACGGCGACGTAATTCGGGCAGTAGCCCCAGCGCATACTCGTGGTATCGCTCAGGCACCACCATCACGATATCATCCACAAAACAGGCAAGAAGAATACCACACTCTTCGGTAAGCCATAGGATGATGTCGTTGATATAGAGTCCCATTGACGTTTGCCAGACGAGCCTACCGATAGCGGCACCCACACCCTCCGGCTTGGTGAGTATCGACTTCTCAGGGTCGATGTGTCCGTGCCAGAAATGACGCGGCGTGCGCAACTCGCAATGTGCGGCGGGGTTACAGTGAACGGCAATCATCGTGAGCCACTTCAGATAAGGCTTATCCTCGCGGTCGGACCGGTCTATCACCTGGCAGATGCACTGCTCGGCAAACGACCATAGGGCGTTGGGGAAATAACCTTTGAAGTCGATTTTGATGATGCGGGCAGGTTTCGTATAGTTCTCCGTCGCCGTGTTGATATGTTCTATCAGCTGGTTTATGGCGGCCTGCGAACCCATGCCCTTGCGGTTATTAAAGGTATAAGGAGAGAGTATCCTGTCGGCCAGCGGTATCACGAGGTCACAGATTTCGTGATCCACCTTACGACCCTCAAACTCCGTGGCCATGATCTCCCGCCAGCGGGGTATGGGCGTGAGGAAGGCAAAGTTCTGTTCGATGCGAAGCGTACGTTCCATCCGGCGACGGGCGCCACGAACGGTGTTCGATATGATATGCCGCTCATAGGCCAGCGAGTCACTTCCGCGACGCTTGTTGCGCCACGTCTTGAAGTTAAGCTCCATCTGCTGGACAAAGATTTCCGCTTCTGTCATTGTCTTCTGTATATTGGTTTCGCTAAGCAAATTCGCCACCGCCTGCGAGAGATTCGCGTTGTTCACGTTGTTGTTGTTGAGGTTGCCGTTGTTGCCGTTGAAATTCCAGGCATTGTTAGCGTTGTACCTCTGAGCAAACCAACGGTTCGAGCGGTAGTCGGCGCATCGTCTGTTATGCTATAAATGATAGCCGCGCCGCCTTTTACTCCCGAAATACTGACACAGAACCTCTTGCCTACTGTGGGGCCGACCGTTCTGTGCTCATGATACGGGACAGTTTCACCGAACTGCGCCACTTCCTGATGCCTTCCTCTATACGCTCCATACTTTGCGCTATAGCCAGTTTCGCCGTGTCACTGAACAGGCTCATCTCGCCTTTGTTCTCCGGATTACTCCGCTTCTGGGTGTCGATATCCACTTTCATCAGCCGTTTGAAGCAAGACTGCATCCTGCCGTAGGCGCCTATCATCTGAGTGATGTAATGACGCTTCTCACGGGCTTCGTCCGGCCCCATCTCATAGGCGATGTGGTAATAGTGAATAAGATCATAGGCGGCATCTTCCATCCTGACGGCAGAGCCATGGATGCGTCGTATCTTCGGCATCCGCATGAAGCACGGCTCAAACACGTCGAGCAGGTTCTCCACGTCAATCAGTATGCTTCCCTTGTCGTTCCTGGCTTTGTTGCTCATATTCCCTTTCCGCTTTATCGGCAGCCTCCTCACAACAGTATTCGAGATACTCGCCGTAGTCCCTGAACTTGTTGTAATCCATTCTTATTCCGTTTGCGAGGCGCTGACGCGCCTTTTAACAACTCCCGCCCGCCGCCGTAGCGGACGGGACGGGAAGCTGATGTTAATGTTTAATTTTGTAAAGCGCCACCGCCTGCGAGAGAATCGCGCTGTTCACGCCGTTGTATCTGAGGGTGCCGTTGGTGCCGTTGAAAAGCCAGGCATTGTAAGCGTTGCACCTCTGAGCAAACCAACGGGTCGAGCCATTGCTGATAGTCGGTATGCCCATCTTGGTGGCGGTGGGATTGACGAGAGCGATTGTCTTGTCATCCATCATCTGCACACCCTCGATGACACCGGGTGAGAACCAGTCGCCGAAGCTCAGCCCGTCAATGCCATAACTGCGGTTGTAGCAGTAGTACAGGTGCGGGAACTTGTACTTTGTGCCGCCGGCTTTGGTGGGAGCGGTCTTCAGCGCGTACTTCATCGTCATCTCCTTGCCGCTGGGCAGAGAGAACGCGCCTTGCTGCTGAGGGGCAACAATACCAAACTCACCCGCAAGATACTTCTCATAGGTGCCGTAGTAGGCTTTCAGTTCGGCGGCGTAGGCGCTGGTGAGGAAGTCACTCTTCTTCATCGGGTCGGTATTACCCGCCTCGCTGTGTACGGCGACATTGGCGCTCAGCACACGTGTGCTGTTGGTAGCCCAGTATGCGGCACCTCGGGCGATATTCATCAGGCCGCGATAGTTCGTGGTCTTGCCGTTCACCTTCAGGTAATTGTCCTTGGCGGGCAGGTCACCCCATGTGGTGTGAGCGATGGTACAGCCTGTGGCCGAGACGTTGTAGAAGCGGTAATCCACACAAGTGTCACACTGGATGATGATCTTCGTGCCGCCAGTATCCACCTTCTCGTCGTTGTCATTGGCCAGGTATGCCCACCATGCCTTTGTGTCACCCACCTCTGTAGCCTTGGCAGCCACGGCGGCGCTGATCTCGGCGGCGCTGGTGGCATTGATGGCAGCAGAAGTCAGCGTAACGTTCACGGTGGTGTCTACGCTGTAATCGGGACTCATACGTAGCTTGATAACCAGGCTGGTCGAGCTGATGGCGGTAATGCTATACTGGCATACATCGAGATACTTGTTGCTGGCGGTATTCTTATCACGGATAAGGATACGATCCCCGAATAACCCGATAACATCACCCACCTTGGTGAGGTCGAGCAACGAGTCTTTCAGGGTCTTGCCTTTGATAAACACCGCCTCGTTGTTATCGTGATACACGGCGTCACCTACCTGTGGCATGTCGGTACGTACATTTACGCCGTCATACTTCACTGCCCTCTCCTGTGAGACGAGGGTCACATCGCTCTCACCCACCGAAGGGGTTTGGGCGTTATACTCACTCAGAGTATTTACTTTCTTGATAGCCATATCTAATATCTTTTAACTTTTTTACTTTTCACTTAGTTCATCACCGTCCAGTCGGCAGTCGAGTTGGTCGGCGTGCACAGACAGCGATAGAGTTTCTTCGACGCCTTGTCGATATACTCCTGTCCTGTGAAACGCGGACAGCCATTCCACACACCCATCATCTCCTCGTTCCAGTTGGTCGGTATATTGGACGCGCTGGGCGCTCCGGCGGTATCACTCTCCAACGGCTTGTGATACTCGTCGTCAGCCATCATGGCGGCAACGAGAGCCTTCAGACCTACATTCTCCTGATAGAGCTGGTTCAACGCCTCACCGGCAACCTGTGATATAGCATCCAGTTTCACCTTGGCGATCTGACTTAGTGCGTCGGGCACATTCTGTGTGTAGGCGCAGACGAGCCAGGCCGTACCTTCAGCTCCCTCCTTCATCTCCACGCCGCAGTCATTCAGGGCGTAGGCTGTCTTGCTGAGGGTGACGGTGGCGGTGGCGGCGGTGGCCTTCTCATAACGTACCGTGCCGCTGATGGCTGTGGCGTTCTGGTCGCTGTAGCTCACTGTGGTGTCACTTACCGACAGCACCTGCTCGCTGCCCTCGATAAAGGCGGCACCACCACTCTTCATGCCGCTGATGGTCAGCTCATGCAGATAGGTCTCGCCGTCTTCCTGAAGAGTGTTGGTCCAGGAAGGTGAGGTGGCACGGCCGATGGGGTCGGTGATGAGCATATGGGTGTCGTCGGTACGCTCGGCACGCGTGGCGGCATTACCGCAGACAAGGAACTTACCCGTGCCGTTGGGAGCTGCACTGAACAGCCCGCTCAGGTCGATGCTGTCAGCCACATCATCCTCATCGGTGGGACTTACGAACTTATCGTACCAGTCCTCCCATGCGATATGCGCGCAGACGTTGGCGAAAGTGACGCCGCTCACAATAAGATAGCCGGGGCCGGGAGTTGTATAGACCTTATAACTCTTACCTCCATAGCTGACGGTCTGACTGCTGCATGCCACACCGTCGGTAACCGAGTTGGGGACGCCGTTGGCCAGCGCCTTGAAATAGACAGTGGCATTGGTAATGTTATTACCGTCACTGTCAGTCAGCAGCAGACCGTTGTTTTCTGATGCGTCACCGAACTGCCCGAGGGTCAGCTTCGGAACAGGAAAGTAACGACCCGTACCGACGACAACAGCACCGCCGCCGTCTGATGCCAGGCGCAGCTGGTTGTAAGCTGTCGTGCGTAGCTTCGTACATTTGAAATCCGTCTTGGCTACTATACTTTCCAGCACACCGCCCAAATCGGTCTCGATCGGATCCTCTCCTGCGGTGGTGCGGATAGTTTCATCCCAAGTGTTCTCTACACTCAGCCCTACATCCTCAGCCCATGACTGCAGGGTGGTGGCGAGGATGTCAACGTCGCCGTTGGCCATTGCCTGCCGGAGCTCGTCATGAAACGCCTCAAGGAGCTCTTTAGTAATCAAATCTGTTTTTGCCATAATCGTTTATTGATTGGTTAATATTGTTTGTTCATTGTTATTTATGCGGAGTCCTACTATCGGAGTAACCGGTGACGATGCTGCGTATGTCACTCTCTACAGCCACCGCAGGAAGCTCTGCCGTCGCTACGGCAGCAAGAGCCGCCGCAGCGGCTTCGTTGGCGCTCTGCGCAGCCTGCTCGCAGGCAGAATAGATATCACTGGAGTGTGCCGCAAGTATTTCAAGCGCGGCAGCAATTCGCCGTCCCGTCTCATCGAGGAGTAATGGTTTTGTCACTGTTCCCATGATTGCAGTGTTTTAAGTGTTATATGTCTGGCACACCTGTCCGTCAACGACGGATAGCCCGAGGCTGTCGAGCAGCGTCTTTGCCGCATCAGCCTTGGCGCCCTGCGAACTCGTAGCTTTTGTGCCTAGTAGCGTATCTGCCTCTTGCTTGGTGTATGTGTCGGCCTTGGTGGCGAACTTATCATTGGCAAGCACCGCCATCTTCTTCATCTTCAGCTCCAGCGCCGATAGTTTCTTCTTACCCATCTTTCTGTAGTCTTATTGCATTATGATTCTTGAAAAAGGGGCGGCACGGTTTGACGGAGCCGCTCCATACTCACAGAAAGAGATCTGTTTTACTCGTCAGTCAGGCTGTCGTCACTGACGGCGGGCAGGGTGGTTGTCACCATTGTCGAGTTGCTGGCATATCCGAACCAGCTGCCCAGCTCGGTGTCGGTGAGCAGGTCGATGTTGACCTTATTCAGGTTCTCCTTGTCCTTTGCCGACATGGCACCGGCCGAACCGCCTACGCCGGCAGTTGACGGAGAAGCCAGAGCCAACTCCAATCCGTTGGCGGTGATGCTCAGGCCGTTGGTGTTGGTGCCAAGGATGAGCTTCAGACCGTTGGCATCGACAGCGAGACCGGGATTGGTGGCATTGAGCTTTATGCTGAACGCACCGTTTGACAGGTTCAGACCGTTGCCGTTGGTATAAACATCCACCAACTTATTCACACTGATGACAATGTGACTGGAAGCGGAGTCATCATCCTTGGTGTTGATGATAAGGTCAATCCACTGACCGGCGGCATTCACGCCGGTGGGAGCTTCGTAGGGGGTGCCTACGGCTGTGCCATTCTCGGCCACCACCATATACTTGCCTTCGTTGGCGCCCGTACCCGCCTCTACGGACAGCATCTTGCCGCCCTTCACGAGGAAATCCTTCGGGATGTCGATCTCACCAATCTTATTTTCGTTGGTGACGGCTGATTCCGTAGAAACACCGACAGCTAGAATATAAGTCTTCAGGTAGCCTGTATTAGCCGTAGCCTTTTCGATGAGATGCACTTTCTCGGCGTCAGCCTTAGAGTCGGTGTATGACTTGGCTAGCATGGCCAGTTTTTTGAGTGTCAACTCAAGCTCAGAAAGTTTCTTCTTACTCATATGCAAAGTTTTTTGGTTGTTAAAAAGTGAACTGTATACTGAGAGGTGTGTCACTCACCATGTTCGGCACCTTCGTCGGGCTCCTCTGGGCCTTCATCTGCCGGGCCGTCCCTGAACCACCCCTCCATCTCCTCGTCGGTCAGATTGCCGAGCTGGGTCGTGCCGTCATCATCCTGGTTCCTCATGGCATCCATCATCTCCGGTACAGTGTCGATCGCGCCGTTGGGGTTGTACCCCTCCCATTTACGCAGGAACTCTTCTCCTGTCATGCTCATCCTCACTTTACCCGTATTGCTTGCCGTGCCGCCATTCAGATTATGGAAGACGATACGTTTGCCTTCCGAGGTCAGGATATACTGCCCATTGGCGTCAGTCAGATACGTATCATCATCGAGCGATACAGTCCATACCTGTTCGTACTTCACCGTATGCTCATGCTCACGGTGACATGGACAACCGCAGTAGTCCACGCGGTACAGCTCCTGCGCATCGGTGAACACCCGGTGCTGCTTTGGGTAGTCGTCATCTTCATACGAGCCGTCGAAGAAAGCGTAGTAGACACCACGCCGCACATCCTCCACCGTGAAGTAGAACCGGCCGTCCGAGTCGTAGAAGCAGTCGTTCTTATGGATAACCTGCCTCTTTCGTCCGTACTGATCCCTGATGACGATGGTAAAGTCATCCTCCGTCAGATGGAACCCCGGCTGCGTAGAGGTTATCTGAAACTTTAAGTCAGAGCCCGGGTAGATCATATCATTCGCTTGAAGAGCTGCCATCCGGGTCATAGTCGGCTACGATGCCTCGTACATCCTCTTCCTTCGCCACGACAAGCATTTCGTCCGCCCTTTCAAGAATCTCTTCTACCTCTGCCTTGTCATACTTCATGAACCTGGGGTCAATGTTTACTTCGTTTGTCATAATCAAAAAGTTTTATGTCGGTTGTCTATGCCTGCAATATACTTTGTGACGGTCCGGGAATCAAGGGCACACTTACTTGCCCTTGATTTTCAGACCGTCATATCGCAAATTGCAGCCAAAACGGCATAGGTTATGTTTATACGTACAGAAAACGAGATTTTGAGTGTGATGCCCACCTCACGGTGGAGCAAGCCGGAGGAGCTGCTTCCCTACCTCGAAGAGGAGGAGCGCGGTGTGCTGGAGCCGCTGCTTGGTACGCCGCTGTACGAGCATCTCTGCACGGAGTACGAGCGACTGAGAAATACCTATGTGGATATCACCGCCACCACCATCAAGCCGACAGGAAAGGCAAAGGACGACCCGGGGCTGACATACGCTGACGTCACCGAAAGGCTGGATAATATCCAGGCTGGCGTGCTGACCCCTTGCAGCGGCGCGCCGATGCCGCAGGAGGAGGTTGACGTGACGGAGCCGGATCTGAAGACCATCCGTCTGTTACGTATCTGCCAGCGAATAGAGTTCTACAAGATGCTGAGTCACAAGGCCGGCTTGCTGACTGTGAGTTTCAACGGCGGCGGTGGCATGAACCGTGTGAGTGCCGACGGCTACGAGCCGGCCGACGCCAAGGAGGTGGAACGGGCGGCAAAGGATGCCTTTATGAGTGCAGGGCGTGCTATTGACGACCTGCTGCTTTTCCTTGAAGCCGACGCCAAAGGAGCGAGGCTGTTTACCGGGAAGTGGCAGGCGGCCGACACCTTCTACATGCATAAGGATCTGCTCTTCCAGACAGCACGTGTGCTGAACGAGTATCTCGACATCAAAGGGGAGAGGATGGCGTATGTGGCGCTGGTGAGGGATATCAGGTTCTGCCAGAACACATACCTGAAACCAAGGGTGGGAGGTACTCTGCTGAAGGCGGTGATCAAGTATGCCAACGAAGGGATCGCTGCAGAGCAGCAGCTCACCGGACAAGAGCACGGGGATTCGTCAAGCAGCAGTTCGCCGGAAAGCAGTTCAACATCCTCAAGTGACGGTCAGGGTAACAAGACACCGGAGTACCGTCATGACGAGACAATGGAAGAGCTGCTGTCACTGCTGAGGACAGCACTGGCCTTCTACGTAGAGAGTCGCCGGACGGAACTGACTCCGGCACAGGAAAAACTGGCACGGCGCGACAGCATGACCGACGCACAGCAGGCGATGGCTATGGCGGAGGATTATATCGAGGAGAACCTGGAGGCACTCGGCGAGACGGCGGTAGGAAGCCCTATATATAGAAAGGTGAAGGCTGCAGAACAGCAGGCCCGACAGCATGAGCGGAACGCCGAAGAAGCCCGACTACGACGCTCTCTGCAAGAGAACGAAGTGACCAGCCGGAAGCTGTTTACGGCCTTCCCGGCCACACATAGGATGCCGGAGAAGAAATGACAGTTCGGGTTGCCCTTGATTTCAAAACCGATATGAGGTAATTTGCGAAAAACAACAGTAAAAAACTTTGATGATATGGAAATCGGATTACTGAACATTATGCACAATAAGGTGTGGGACTTCCGTCCTGACCTGGCGCAGACGTATGCTGACGCGTTGAAGAAGGCCATCGAGCTGCATCTGCCTAATGACATAAACAAACAGCACGGTTACTTCCTGTCAAAGAAGGGTTACCAGAAGGACGGCAAGACAGTCGGAGCCAACTTTGAGGACAAGCTATATGTAGGCAACATCCATCGCGTCGAGAATCACCTGCGTTGGAATGACGAGGAACTGCAGGATGATGACGAGATCATCAACGTAGTTGTGGTTGACGGACCTGTGACACGCGACGGTGACGGCTGCTCGTATGGCACCAAGGACTTCCGTGACCAGGTCATGTATGCCAACACCATCCCGCAGGTGGTCGGCCATCTCTTTATAATCAATACTCCCGGCGGTCAGTCCGCCTGTCGTAACGACTATGAGATGATGATAAACGACTGCCGTGAGAAGGGTAAACCCACCGTGGCTTTCGTGGACGGCATGTGCTGTTCCAGCGGCGTAAATCTCGCCTGCCGTTGCGACCGCGTGATAGTGATGAATGCAAAGGATGAGTTTGGCTGCATCGGCACAATGGCGGCTTTCTGGGCTGTGGCTCACGACACTGTTGACAAGGATGGCTACCGTTATGTGGAGCTTGTCGGTAAGGACTGCCCGGAGAAGAATGACTGGTACCGCGAGGCTGCCGCAGGAGAATACGAGAAGCTGCAGGCTGAGCTCGACAAAGACACAGAGGCATTCCATGATTTGGTGCGCCAGAATCGCCCGCTCGTTACCGACGACATGCTCACAGGCAGGGTGTTTGAGGCGCAGGAGGTCATACCACAGCTTGTCGATGAGATAGGTGACATGAACCGCGCCATAGAGTGCATATTCGGGCTGGCAGACAAGACACTGACAGCAGCGCGACTGGTGACAGCCGAACCTAAGAACGGAGCGGACGACGAGCCCGGACATGAGGGATCCGAGGAGATGGCTAACCTCACGGAACAGCAGAAGGCAGCCATCGCTACAAGCGGCGGCGACCTGGTAATGGTTGATGACGGACATGTCACCAAAGAGAAAGAAGGCATGTTTGGCCCTGAAACCGTAGAAGTTGCACAACCTAAAAAACAAGATAATATGAAAGAAGACAACAAGGCTAATGGAGATATGGAGGGCGCACCTGCAACCGAAGCTCCAGCCACCGCAGAAGAGAAGACCGAAGAGGCACCTGTTGCTGAGGAGGCACCCGCCGCTGAGGAGGCACCCGCCGCTGAGGAGGCACCTGCTGCTGAAGAGGCACCTGCTGCTGAAGAGGCACCTGCTGCTGAGGAAGCACCCGCCGCTGAGGAGGCACCTGCCGCCGAGGACATAGACAAGGTCCAGAAGGCCCTGGACGATGCCGTGCAGCTGATAGAACAGAAGGACAACGAGATTGCTAATCTCAACTCCCAACTCTCCGAGAAGGACGCAACCATCGCAGCACGCGACAAGAGCATCGAGGAGAAGGATACCCTCATCAACAGCCTGAAGAAGCAGGTGGCCGAGCTGAATGCTGAGGTGAAGGAACTGGCCGACAAGCCCGCCCCCATGACCGACGCGAACGGCGGCATCCCTGCTGACAACGGCACCGGTGAAGGTCCGAAGGATATGGGTAGCGTCAAGAGCGAGATCACCTGTGACATGAGCGTCGAGGAGATCCGTGAGCGTCTCCGTCATAAGGACCAGAAGCAGAAGACCTACCGTCACAAGTAAACAACAGTTAACGCAAACACAATTATTCACCTTTTAATACAAACACAGATTATGGCTTACGCAATCAATCTTTCTCAGGTGCAGACCGTGACCGAGCAACTTCATGTTGACCTCGTCAGTCGCGCTTCCATGCTCGATGACAAGATGCTGGATGACCTGCAGGTTACCGTCACCACCGACGTTGAGAACATTGACAAACTGATGCTCTTCAACGACAAGGGTCTCCTGGCCCGTCAGTACAAGCCCGGTGCTGTCAAGAAGGTACAGCTCGGCACCATCACCGAGAACCCCGCCAAGGTTGTTCTCGCAGTCACTCACCCGCAGGATAACATCCAGAAGTATCGTGAGAAGGAGCCCTTCCACGTGAACGCCGACGGCACCAACAACGCCGAGAAGACCGCGTTCCTGCTTGACAAGATCGCCAAGCGTCACGCTCAGGATGTCCGCGCCAACTTCTTCTATGGCAACGAGGCCAACGCCAACCTGCCTGAGACCGCTGAAAACCAGGTGAAGCTGGGTCTGTCTCTCTACGACGGTATCTACACCCGCATCGCCAAGGGTATCACCAACGGCACTATCAGCGCCGCCATCGGCAACCTGATCACCACTGGTGACCTGATGTCTGCCGGTGTCACTCCCGAACAGGCTTACAACAAGTTCAAGGAGGCTTACAACGCCCTGGATCCCGACCTGCTCGGTGCTGAGGAGATCCTGGCCTACATGAGTTCAGAGCTTGTTGACAAGATAACCGAGGGTTACATGCTCCATCACCCGCAGCTGGCCCCCTCAACACAGAACGCCGGATGGCGCTTCTCCACCATGAAGAATCTGGAGATGAAGTCACACGCTTCGATGGGTCGCGGCTCACAGATCATCTTCTGCCTGCCCGGCACACTGGAGTACATCTGCGACATCCGTCCTGAGAGCGATGCCAACATCACCGTGGAGCGTAACAGCGACGACCACAACCTGTTCGACTATCAGGTTCAGACCGCCCAGACCACCCGTATCCGCGACTACAGCCCGAAGGTGATCTGCGTGAACGAGCAGGTGAACGTAGCCCCGAAGGTTCCCGCTGGTGATTACATCGCCGATGTGTTCACCGTTGGCACTGACGACGAGAGCGAGGGCACTGCCGTTATCTCCAGCGGCACCAAGGACCTCTATCAGGAGGGTGACATCATCACCGTGACCGCCACCCCCAAGAGTGGTTATAAGTTCGTAGGCTGGAGCAACGGCGCCACCGCCAACCCGCTCAACTACGAGTTCCCCGGCGGCGTTGTCAATCTCGTCGCTAAGTTCGAGGAAGAGGGTGACAGCTCCGCTTCATCTTCATCGGACAGCTCATCAAGCAACTAAATCGACATCGGAGATGCGGCGCCTGAACCATCAGGATCAGGCGGCCGCCCTCCGACCTCGATTATGCTAACACAGAAAAAGTAACAACACAAACATAAAACTTATACGATTATGGGACTTTGCGATTTAAGACACGTAAAGGCTAACAAAGACTGCCAGGAGAATCCCGCCGGTCTGAGTAGCTATATGATGGTGGTGCCTCTGGACGAAGACCACATCGCCTCCATTGCTGTCAACGACAACAAAAACACATACGATATCACCCCTCCTTCCGGTTCTACAGCCCTGAAAGGCTTCAAGGTCGAGTTCAAGAGCAACACCGGCAAGGTTTCCTCTGAGCACAACGGCGAGGGCACAGGATGGACACACACCGGCACCTGGCGCGTTGACACCAACGAGGATGACATGGCGGTATTGGGACGCAGACTCAACAATATGGGTGGCCATTATCTCTGCTTCTTCCCCACTGGCAAGGCTACCAATGAAGGAAAGGAGTGGAAGGTTGTCGGCAACCCCGATGGTGACATCCAGTATTCATCTGGCAACGACAGCGGTTCTGCACGTACCGATGATCATGGCACAACTCCGCAGGTAGTCTGCAACTACCAGGTGTACGACACCATGAAGTGGTTCGGTACCATCGAGGAGGAAGAGGAGGCTGCTTCAAGTAACTGATCCTCACATACAATCTCTTACACATCAGCGAGGCTCAGGCTGCAAGATAAGCCTGGGCCTCGTTTTTCAATTAGACAAGAACAAAAGCTATGCAAATAATCGAGCCCTGCTGTACAAAGAAGCATCTGCTGGCCTTACGTGAAGAAATGGGAAAGAGCGGGACAACGCTGTTCGAGTGTTTCGGTGACATGAGCATCACGGAGCTGCTGCCTGCCCTGATGACGCGCTACAGCGAGACGGAGATGTTGATAGCAGCCCCGGAGCTTCCTGACCGTGCCACTGAGGCCATCACGCATTGGATGCGGAAACAATGGGCGCGGATGGACGGAAAAGGGAAGCTGGATGTTATCAGCCATATGACACTTATTACGGACTTGTCACCGGAAAAATCGCCGGCGGCTTCAGACTGGCTTCAAGATAATCCTTTCGGGCCGCGGATGACACTCATCAACCGCCGTCAGTCACAGCACGTCATCCTTCTGCCAGACATCGCCATCCTCAACTTCATGAACCTGCGATACGGGAGCCACTTCGTGGCCACGGCAACTACCAAACCTTCGCTCGTGGGAGACCTGTGGAAGATATGGCGTAGGATTGCCACATCTAATCAGTAATCAGTTGAATACCCGTGAGGTTCTGGATGTTGAACGACACGGAGGTCTTACCGCCGTCACGCTCCACCTGGCAGACATAGGAGTCTTCGGTGGCATGTACGAAAGCCCGGCTGTTATCGCGAAACGTGAGCAGCAGGTGACTGGGTGTACGCTCCAGCTGAAGCAGGCTGTCCCATGCATCACTGTCGCGGTCGTCCGCCTCACAGTTCACGCTGACGGTATGCAGCCTCCCTGCCACGCCGTCACTCTCGTTGTCTTTCGCTTTACCGGTCCCGTTTTTGATGGGAATGAGCGAACCGACGGCTATCGCAGTGCCCCCGTCCATATACCTTGCCTTTGACATCCCTATGACGATAGTGTCTTCATCGAAGTGCTGGGAGAAGTCATAGTCAACGGTCGGCGCTGTCACCAGCATTACGGAGGCGGTGTTGCTGATCTTAGCGACAGGAACGGCCGTAATGGCAATCAGATCGTCGCGGTATTCCTTACATTTCATATTGTTTTTATCTGCAAAATATAGCGCGGCAGACCTAATATCAAGGGCAGACACATAGAAAAGAGTGGGGTGCAGGACCTTTCGGTTCCGACACCCCACAACCAATCACGGCGAATGACGGTTATCTCTATTTAAACAGCCGACGAGCCAGGTAAAGCATCGCATCATACGCTGCATTGCCGGCCACGTTACTCAGGAAGTCCTCGCCAAAGGTCTGCTGGTGCTTACGCAGGTCGGCCAGCTGTGTCTGCTGCTGTTGTAGCGCCCGCATGACATCAGAGGAGTCACTCTGCTGCATCGCCATCTGGACGAACAGACGGCGTTCGTCGGGTGTCATGCGGTCGCAGATACTCTCCAGGAGTTTCCGACGTATGAGGACTTCTGCAGCGGCGCCGATATCCATCACCAGAGGAAATACTTCCGGATATTATAGACGCCATCCTTGTCGCGGAGCGTCTTCAGAGCCATCTTGTAGCAGGCGCTGATGATGTCGGCGTCGTTCGGCTGAAGCGGTTTGCCGAGCAGCGCGGCGATCTCCTCTCCGTAGTCGCTGTAGGTTTTGTTCATCTCCACCCAAAGCGCACAGCGGTTATAATACGGTGCGTCTTCGACGGGCAGGCCGAAGGAATCCATAGCCTGCTTCCACGCGTCACGGCTCCACGGGGCTTTCGGATCCATGGCCGCCACTATCTTCTCCGCTTCTTTCGGCGTGAGATACTGATGCCACCTGATACTTTCAAGCTTGTCTATCATATCCTCAGCCTCTGCGGGGAGCTTAGCCAGCATGACATCCATCATCTCCGTCATGACGCATCCGAAGGCTTTCATGTTTTTGGGATCCTTACTCTGAGACATGTAGTCATACAGACTCATGTATCTCTCTTTAAGTTCTTGTGTTGTTGCCATTTTTCTGCTGTTTAGTTGTTGGTTGTTATGAGAATCTAACATCCGCGGCAATGCGCGCCGGGGATGCGGGGAGTGTACTGTACGGGGACGCGGCGAACGGCGGCGACAGCCTTACGGGTTTTCGCCTTTACATTGGGTTGCTGTGTCACGGCAGCAGGCTCAACGGAGCGCTCCGGCGCTTCCTTAGTCGCTTTCGCTTTCTTCGGGGTTGTATTTGCTGAGCGTGTCATAGATACGGTTGTAAAAAGTATCGATAAAAAACATGAACAGTTCGAGCCATACGGCTGCGTATGCAGCAAGGAGGGATATTGCAAGCCAATGAACCACGCCGGAGGGGTTGGCGGCTGAAACGCCGTCGCCGCTCAGACCGAGAATGAGCACGCTCCAGAAAGCGAGGCACTTAGGGCAATTCACGACGGGCAAGCGACGGCGGACGATGTGCTCAACAGCCGCTACCAGCCCGAGATGGTTGATCGTCGTGCAGACAAAGACAATGGCCGCAATATCACTCCAACACATGACTTACTCTCCTGCTGCGGCAGCACCGCTCTCTACGGTAAAGGCAAACTCCACGTCGGCCATGTTGGTTGATGGACAGCCACAGGTGGCTCCCACAGGCGATGCGCTGACACCGACGGCAGTGACGGTGGGAACGTCGGCAGAGGGGCAGGGGATGCATTTGGTGACGATGACCTTCTCTGTCTCCAGGCATGAGTTGGGACAGCCGCACCCGCAGCGATAAACCTGTCGGTAGGTGAGATCACAGATGCAGCGGATGTCGCAGCAGTAGAGGTTGCCACCCAGCGGACGGGGTGTGCCGAGTACCTGAATGTCAAAGTTACTTGCAAGGGGAAATCCCTCAGCAGAGTTGATACACATCTGCTTGTTGCCGCATGTGTAGTGTGTGGCATCCAGCAGATACGAGGTGGAGGCGTCTGTGCCTCCGGGGAAGGGCGTAAGCGAGTTGTAGTACGTCTTTCCGTTTTGATTGTTACAAGCCATAATTGTTTTGTTTTGTGGGTTTATTTATACGAGGTCCTATTCTCTGCACCGACCTCCCTCTGTGTTTCACTTTTCAGGCAGTTCCCCCTGGACGGGTGCCGGAGCGGACAGCTCCGTCCCGGTGCTCCGGATGGCCGCGAGTTGTTGTTCCAGCCCATTGATACACTGTGCCTGTATGTCAAGGCGGGCGATGACACCACTCATCACCTCAAACATCTGGAATGACAGCATCGACGAGCAGCAGACCTGCTGTGCTATCGAGCATAGGCGGCAGTCCTTCGGACATGGCCGCGCCTGTTGCGGCTGTGCGCCGACGGATTCAGTCGTCACATCTGCAGTGTCTTTATTCTTTTCTGCCATGATCGTTGTTATTTATTTGTTCTTGAAATGGTCGATAATCCTGGACTTGACGAAGACGTTCTTGTCCCAGCGTTCCATGCCGTCGGCGATCTTACTGCCGGTAACCATAATACCCAGTTGTCCCATCTGGTCTATAAAACCACCGAGCGCATGGCGGGCGCGTTCTGCCTCCTGCTCGTCCTCGGCGTAGATCTTTATCGTGATTGGGAATACTTTCATATTGCCGTGATTTTATTGTCACTCTTCATTGATGGGCGGCAGCGCGTCGGCGGATACCTCGCTGGCAGCGGCTGCCATGCCGGCGATCGGCAGCGGAGGCAGGCGGTTACCTGTCAGTCCGCGCACGATTTCATAAACCTGCAGCAGACCCTGCCGGTGTTCATCACCCCATGATAGGATGCCGTCCAGCGCGTCCTTTGTCGAGTCCACCCATGTGGGGTCGGGCAGATCCACCGTTGGCAGGTCTTCCATCACGTCGGCGAAGTAGTCACGCAGCTTCTTCGCCTCGTCTATGTCACCCTTGGCGATAAGCAGACACTGCTGTGATAGCGACATCTTGCTCTTTGGGTTAATCAATCGAATCTGGTTCAGCATCTCTTCCTGTTCTTTTTTTCTGTTCCACATCATATTGCCGTGATTTGGGAGCGCATCGTGAGAGATATGTACCCTGATTGATGATTCCGGGTACATATCCTCACAACCCTCTTTTAGCCGTTGTAGCCACAGCCGGGGCATCCACAGGGCTGGGGAGCAGAGTAGATCTGCACCTTCTGGGCGTTCTCGCTCAGATTGCCGAGCATAGCCTGGGTGAGCAACGTCTGGGTAGCCTGTGCTACGGCGCTGTTCTCAATCTGGTTGGCGATGGAGCCTTGCTGCGAACCGCTCTGTGTGTCGGTCTGTGTCTGGGTGAAGGTGAACTGGTCGCCGTTGATGCGCTCGGCACGCTCTGCTGCCAGTGTGGTGGCGAGAGTTGTCACAAGGTCTTTCAGACCGTCGTTCTTGGCGATAGCCACCTCCTTGGCGTTCTGGGCGCGGCTTCCTGCCCATAAGCCTGCACCGATGGCAGCCACGGCCGCACCGATACCCACTCCAAGACCTGCGATGGCGGTGCCGCTGGCACGCCTTGACTGCATGTGTCCGACCTTAAACTGCTCGTAAGCTGACATGCCGTCCCCCTTACCCATAGACTTCAGGGCCAGGAGATCGTTCATTTCTAATGCCATAATGTTAAGTTTTAGTGTTGTGAATAAATAAGTGAACTGTAAGCGGAAACCATTGCTGGAATCCGACAGCGAATATCCTTACTCACATACACAGTGCAAAAGAAATATGGACATGTCACCCGAAGTCACCTCTTCATCCGTGAAGTGCTGGGTTCAACCTGTTATGACACAGGCGATTTCATATGGTTGATAATGTTGTATACCTGTCTGTCGGTGATGCTGTACCGTTGCGCCAACGTCAACATCACAACCTTTCTGTTGGGTTCTGTGCGCGACATTTCCACATAGTCGCGGTACAGGTCACAATACTTGTAATCATCGAGTTTTATTCCCGCCTGCTTCAGCTTTTGAAACAGCTCCTTGTTAAATTCGATTAAATCTGCACGTCTCATAGTTACCAAAAATAAAATAGTTTGCATCTTTGCAGTCTCTTACCTTCACGCCATAAAAAACCCGTCACCGGGAAAAAACAGGAGACCATACAGTCCCCGGCCTTTTCGTCAGTGACGGGTAGCGTTAAAGAAGGTAAGAGAGCTTTACGTGCAGAGGCCGGGGACTTTTTTCTATCCCCGTGAAGAATCAGGGCTCCGAAGGATTTGTCGCCGGGTTCAACAACAGATATCCACCGTTTTTCGTGCGTAGCGGACCGTCTTTGGCGGCCAGCACGACAAGCGTGCCGCCGCTGGCATCGCACACCTCACCAACGGTCAGCCTCAGTGCTCCGGACTGCTCCACCTGCAGGGAAGCAGGGTTCGGTTTGCCGAGACTGAGACTGAGCGGCGTGCACTTCTGCAGCGTCAGTGAGCCGCTGAGTGGTTTTGCGACTTGTAAATCAAGGCAAGACATAGCACATTACGGATTAGAGAGAATACCGAGTTCTGCAACCGCCACCTCTGTGCGGATGCCGTCTGCAGCGTTGGCATCAGGGATATATGCCTTTGCTATCACTTTGAGAGGACCTGCTTTTAGCGTGTCTGTCTCAGCGATAGCGTACCAGTTTGAGCCGGATTCGCCGGACGAGTCGGAGGGTTCACTGAAGATGCGGATCTTACTTGACGGATCAGGATTGCCCTTTGCACCACTGACAGATGTGGCTGCAGAGACGATGCTGATTTCAAAATCATCGGTATCCATATTGAATCCCGGTGCTGCCAGGTTAATGCCGAACTTAACCTCTGTTCCTTTGTAAATAGCCATAATATTAAAAGTTTATTCGTTTTTGTTGTCGTTGGCTGCAATATATATTGTGACGGAACCTTCGTCAAGGGCAGTGAATGACAGTGAACTTTGTCCGCTCAAAGTTGTCTAGGGTTTACATGGCTGCCAAGTTTATACTCCAGTCCATATCGTTAATTGTTTCTCTCATTTTCCTCCCACCAATATATCAATCTGCGGATAGTAGAATCATGTTCAATATAATATTGAAAATTGTTTTTTTTCTCAATCAGATAATTTAATTGTTCGCTGAAAGAATCAAGCGAGTTAACCCATAACCATTGTGCGTCTCCGTATGTACCCGGCCGCGCCATGCAGACGAGGTATAAATGTTTACCCATAGGTAACGATATATCATAAGTGGAACTTGAGTCCGCCAACCGATATCCATCATGCGCCCTTATTAATGGCCCGTTTATCCTTATTGTGGCTGTATGAGCAGACCCCCAATAAAGATTAACCAAATCCACCACCAATCCATTGTAAGAATCAGCATCAGGAGCGGGAATTACATAAGTAGCATTGTCATCTATCTCTAAACAACTAAAATCTGGCAATGTGATGGTTTTTACATTGTTATGCGTCTCTATGCTACCAGACCATTTATATGGATGTCTTAAACCGCCATTGAATATACCGCTGGCAGCATCTAATTTACCTGAGAACCTTGCGTTTCCGTATGAGTCTATCTCAAACTGTCCTCCATCCGAAACTATCTTGTCGTTAACAATGCTTATCTTACCAAAGTTTCCGCTGCTTGCATGAATTTCTCCAGAAAACTTGCCATTACTAAACTCTACATCACTGCCATAGATTTTCCCGCTTTTAGCATCAATGGCCAACTTCGGCACAAACTTCATGTGACCTGATGCCGGAGTCGTTTCGCATTGCGGATCTTCATCATCAAAGTAAGTATATGCAACCTGACCTCCCGAGCCGGTAGAGATAGTGCTGCCGCTGATCTTATACAGCGTGCCGACATTGCTGGAATTGATAGTGATTGGTTCGTTTGGGCTGGGTCCAACAAGTGTTCCGTACTGTGAAATGAACCAGTCTTTGTTAACTATAAACGAACCCAGGCTTGCAAATGCAGCAAACAGGGCCTTGATAAACACCATCTGGAAGTTATCACACAGGCCCCAATAATCAGAACTATACAGGTTGCCTGTAGGCGGTATTCTCACGCCATCGCGTAGGTTTGAAGACTGCTTTAGATAATAGTAATTGGGGGTGTTATTGTCGGTGTGCAAAACAACAGGACATGCTGCATCCGTTCTGGAGAATGCATTGTTGGTACTTGCATTGAACTCTCCTGCGGGATAGTATGAAGGGCCTGTCTTGCCCGTTGCACCGGCTTTGTTCTTGTTTATCTTGTAAGCTGCGGTCAGAACGAAGTTGGAGTCAGCCTTCAGGGTAGCCTGAATGCGTATCTGCGCCGCGTCTGCGGTAATCGCACTCGGTACCATAGAGTAATAACCGCTTGAATCGGCAGACGCTTTTGTCTCTTCGCTCAGGCTGAATGAAGATGAATTACCGTTACATGAGATTCCTATGGGGAGGATGAGGATATTAAAATCAGAGAACTTGTAATTTGCACCCTGGAAGATGATCAAACGGCAGACCTCGTATGATTGTCCGGGCAGAACGTTTCCACTCTCATCGCAGTTGATGAGAGCTGATTCCTGAGATAATTGCAACTGATAGGGGGACGTGCCGTCCTCGCCCCAATAGCCGACGCATTTCTTATTAAGATAAGCATAGGTTCCGTTTGTGTACTGCACCCTCGTGGCAGTCCAGAGATAATAACCTTGCGTTTTGTTATATGTCGTACCAAACTGATTATCGGCCGGAGCGGTACTGTTGCTTGTGCTGATAGCATAGACCTCCGTTCCTGCCAGGAAATCTGTTGTCGGCCCAAGGCACATCTTTCCCGTAAAGACAGGATCTCCCGATGAGAATGTGACCTTTGTTGCTTCCCATACATAGTACTCTGAATTTAACGTGTCTGGGAAACTATCTAAAGTAAATGCCGAGTCGGCCGGAACTGCTGTTCCTGACTGAGTCAGGGCATACCAGACATTCGCGCCCGTGATAGACGTTCCTTGCTCACCCTCCTGATCATCCTCATGAGGAATATATGTGGTACCATTCTCACCACGTTCGAGTTTGGGCATGCAGAGGCAGACATAACCACCCCCGAAGGCTCTGAATATAATTTTTATATCCTCCGTGAAAAGGCTCGACTTGGTTTTAAACATCAGAGTATGTTTAACCATGCCGGTTGAACTACCCCAGTCAACCACGCCATTCACATAACCGACCACCTCAACGCCGTCAGCTATCATGCTTACTTCCCTGTCGATAACTGAAGAACTCTCTGAGTTGTAGATATAGGTTTTCCATGCCTGGTTGGCGCAAGCCCAGAAGGATAGCGTGTACCATGTGCCAGCCTCGAGTTTTCCTTTGACATTCTGCACCAACTCTCTGTATTTCGTCACGTCGCCAGACGGCTGTGATGTGGCGTCAATCTTTGCGCTGGAACGGCCTTCAACCGCATGGGTACCATCTATAGATATGTCATCCCAGTAGCCTGCACCTACAGCCGAACCCAGACTGGCAGCCCAGGCTTCCTTCATGAAATCTATCCCTCTGTCGAAGATTGTTCTCAGAAGAATGTTCTCACCCATGTCAGGCGCGTCCTTCCCGAAGTGGCCTATGACGCACGGGTCGGTGTAGGTATACTGCGGTCCGCTGCCGTAGTTGAGCCATTTTATCTTTTCGTAATTCCACAGGTATGGTTCATCCTCCGTCGGTGCCATCGGATCGTCATCCCACGGGCTTGCGCCGTCAGTCTGCGGGCGGGTGATGCCTGTCGATTCGCTGGATATACGGTAGTAGTTGGTGATGCTGTCGATTCCCTTACCTGCCGACCCGTCCTTTGTCCAGATGGCGAGGATATGAGGTACGGTGTATTCGGTGGTCTCGGTGCCGTCAGGATTGCTATAGACAATCTTCTCACAGTTCCACAGATATTTATACGCCTCGGTCCATTTGTTTGTCAGATCCGAAAGGTTGGGGTCACTACTCCATCCGCTGTCTGATGTAGGCTTCTGACGTGCGGCGCTGCTGTCAGTGGCCTGGTAAAGTTCGGTAGTTGTCTTGATGCCGCGCCCGGGGAGGCCGTCCTTGGATATATAGCTGACCCCGTAGTTGATGCTGCTGCCTGCATCGTGGCTGCCCGACGCGCTGTCAGCCTTGCGGTAGTAGGTGGTAGCCTGACTCCACAGCCACATGCCCTGTGTCTGTGTGACCTGCGACAGGTCTTTCCAGTCGTTGCTGTTATCTGCAGGATGTGTGGTATTGCTGTTTCCGACGTAGTATTTCATCACCGTCGATCCATCCACGATGATATCCTGCCCCGCTACGCCATCATTCGGGTTACGCTCGGTGTTATATAGCGTGGTGGTGCTGTCATCGCTCCATGTGATGACAATCTTACTCCACATATAGGTGCCTTGCGCCCATGCCGAGCCGCTGATGTTGTTGGCGGCGTTGTAAGCGTCGATGGCAGCCTGCTTGGTGTTATACCATGTGCCGGCAGGCGTTGTCGCGCCGCTGGCAGACACCTGGTATGTTACCGCCTCGCTCTTCTTGGTGATGCTTTTTCCGTCCTTCCCGAAGTGACTCCATATCTTAGGCATAGAGAACGGACCCCAATGTCCGCCACCGTCACTGCTGGACGAGTCTGACGAGCTGCTGTCATTTTCATGAATAAAGTCGCGGAACGAACCGTATTCATACGGGTTGTCTTCATTGGTTCCCTGCATCTCGTCATACCAACCCTGTGGCACCCAACCATCCTGGTTCTTGTCGGTATCATTGCCTGTAGCCGCACCTGCAGGGCTTACCTGGCCACCACTGATAGCGGCAGGCGGTGTAGTTTGTCCCTGTCCTGTACCGAAGGTGACGGCCTCAGCGCTGCGATAGAATATCCACTCACGCTCTCTGGAGTCTTCACCGTCGCGGACGAAGGCAATTGTATAACGCATCAGTTCTATTGTAGCCTGCTCACCGGAGCTGCTACTGTCAGAGTCACTGCCATCCGTCTCTGTGGTGCGTACCAGACGCACGTTCAGACTCTGCTGGGAGGCAAAGGCGAGGGCGGTGACAAGTGATGCCGTGGCTATATCGCTGCTTGCACCTGAGAAAACCAGCGGCGTCCACACATCGGTGTCAACAGCGGCAAACTCAACTGCAAGCCCGGCGTTGTCAAGCTGTCCCATAGTCAACTCAAACACGGTGCCGCGTTGGGTGGTGGCACGCAGGCGGACGGTGATACTGGCGGGATCGAAAGTCTGCGTCCGCGGGTTGTAACCCACGATATTAGTCGACAGTGCCAGCTCATATTTCTCCACCGTTTCTGCATGGATGTTGATGGTGGCGGTTTTTAGGACAACAAGTTCCGGTGAGCCAGAAGAAGAGCTGCTGGAAGAGTCAGAACTTTCGGGGCGTCCTATAGCTTTGACCGTAAAGGTTGCCGCCACTGCTCCGTTGAAGTCGTCGTCATCACCACGGACATGACTCAGCGTGATCCGACCGTCGCTGCCTAATGTGCGGAAACTGCCAGCACCTGTCGGATGATTCCACAGGTCATCGGCCACACTATCGCCCGAGTCGCGTGTTATCTCCCAGTGGTCGAAGCGCTGGATATCCGCACCTGTCCATCCTTCAGTGAGGGTGGCGGCGAGCACCAGGAGCTGTCCCCAATAAACATAGGGTGTAGGTCCTGCGTCTTTGTTGTTGATAGTGCAGCCCAGTTCTATGCGCAGCGGCAGAAGGTCAGGGTTCAGCGCCCATTCGTCGTTAAACTGATCTGTGCCCAGGATGCCGGTATCAAGCGTAACGGTACGCTGGCCATTCTCTGAAACCGACACGTCACCAAGGCGGACGTAATAGTAGTCAGGACTGGTTACGCGTACCTCAGAGCCGCCATCCGTATATAGAACGCTATAGCCGTCGACAGTGTCATTTGTCAGACTTGAATATGCGTCAATCCAGTCATTGCCATGCTGTATCTTCTTTACGAACACCAGATAACCTGTCCTGCCGCCAGATTTTTTTAGACGTGCATAGATAGTGTATGGTATTGTCCCTGTGGTGTCTGCCAGCCGGCGGTTACGACCACTGAAAGTCCATTCCTGGTAGGCACCGTCGGCTGAATATCCAATGCCGGCCCTCGGACAGAGGACTTTTATTTTCGCATCCTTAGTCACATAGACAGCCAGGTCGCGATGAGAGTTGTTAGCATTGGGCGTTATTGAAATAGCCGAAGGCTCTATGTAGTGGACTGGAGACGTGCGTGCCATAAATATTCTTTTCCCGCAAGATATGTAGCGGAGAAGCCGAAATCAAGGGCAGTATAGGGTATAATCGCTCAAATGCCCTTGATTTTCCACCAGCCACACCGTATTCTTAGGGCAGAAAATCATCCTAATGGAACATTTAGCACTCGAGGTCTTCGATCTGAAGACAAAAGACAACCCTAATCCGACGGGCAGCAAATACGCTGTTCTCTCGGAGGACGAGAGTATCACCATCACTGATACATCTGAAATCTTTGCCAGCGGCGACGTATGGAGCTATTCGTTCAAGCTGAACGTCTTTGCTAACGCCCATATATTTGGGACGGCAGGTGATATCCACGGCGGGCGACTGCATGAGCAGATTGACAAGCGTCGTGTTCGTCTATGGGTGGAGGGGTTACCACTCTATCTCGGTTACCTTAAGCTGGGCGACGAGGCGGAGGTAGATGAGGATGGAGATGTGGATGTGACCTTTGAAAGCGGCCAGAAAACCTTCGACGAGATGATAGAGGGTGCCAAGGCAAACCAGGTTCCTTTTACTGAGGATATTTTAATAGGCATGGCACTCTGGCAGAAAAGAGAGGTCGATATGAGCATCAATGTGAGACTTACCGCCACCATCAAAGATGGTGCACAGTTTGATATCACAGGAAGAGTGACAGACGGAACTACCATCGTGCTACCTGGATACTACGGAGAAGCAGTAGATGTGTCTAGCAAGGATATAGGCATATGCACAAGCTATCCGCGTATGGTTTTCCCAAAAGGAGTGTTTAAAGTGCAGAGAGGATCAACCCCCAGCGGAGGTGTGCAGGTCAACCAGCTCAATACAGACTTTCCATATGATGACGCACATCCATACTGTAATGTTGCCATATGCTATCAAAAGCATGGTTTTCCTACCGTGAATGGCAAAGTGGATTATAGTGCGGATGAACAGACATTGCGCGGCTATGAGATTGCACCTGCCAACCGGGTAAACAGTGCGCCGAATTTCTTTGTTCTGTATTGGCTGAAGTGCCTGATGAAGCATTTGGGGATTAACATTGAGGAGAATCAGATGATGGATGTGGAGGACCTGCGACGTTTGTTTTTTGTCAACACCAACTGTGCTTATGAGGTTCCGACGGAGTTTGACCGTACAGGCGCTAACCGTAGTGCACGTTATGGATGCTTTGCTACATACCATTATGACGACTATATTGCAGAACGGTTTGAAAATACAGTGGATCTTGCAAACAGCAAACTGGACGTAAAGAGCTGGGATTGGAAAATCTGGTCTACATCAACAGGAACATACGTACCTATAGACCCAGATGCATGGTATTATGCCGTAAAGATGCAGGCCGACATAGTAGGCGCACGTATAACCGACATGGATGACTATGCAGCCAAGAATCGTCGGTATCATTACGCCTATGCCACCAATGAGTGTTTTCCAAATGCTGATATATCAGAGGTGATAAAAGCCTTGGAAGATGGGTTTGGTGTGCGTTTCCTTTTTTCTGACAACTACCAGAGGGTGCGTATTGTGTTGCTGCGCAACATCTTCCGTAACACAGATATTCAGCAGATAACCTGCGATATAGCGGGAGAAGACGTAAAAGTCGAAAACTCTATCCGCGGATTCCGTATGACCTACGGCGACAAGAAGGATGATACCACATTCTATTATAAAGGCTTTGCCGATAAGTTAGCAAAGACCAACGAGTTATGGACGGACGATTCCGACACACACGATTATTCGCATTGGAATCTCAACGCCGATTACAAAACATTGATTCGTCAGATCTCGGCATTTGATAAGACATGTTATGTCACTGCCAATAACGGCGACGCTTACGGAATAAAGATAGATAAGGATGCGAAGGCATACGAGGAACTTCATCCGTCGCTGTTTGAGTATGCAGGTTATATGGATGCCGAAGATGGCGACTGCACGGGTGATGCGGAAACAATAGAGACAATCAATGTCGGGTTCTCTCCCGCCGTTGTGAATGATGTGAATTTTGAGCAGGAACGTAGCGATGATAATAATACCGACCAACAATTTGCACTGTTTGTCAGTGAGGATATGCGCTCGCGCAGACCGGACTTGGAGGATAAGACGCCGCCTGCATCTTATAACGACTCGGACGCCGTTTATGATGTAAACAAAATACCTGAAGAAAAGAAGAAACTCGGTCTGTTTTCAATAAACAGCGACATGCCTGTCAGGCGGACTGTCACTTGTGAGAAGAGGAATGTAACACTTGTTCATGATCATCAAAGTTATGTGATTCCCAGGCTTCAAGCCGAAGCTCTTGTCGAAGGTTATATCAACGAAGGCTGTCGCCTGTATCTCCAGGATAACTATGAGCCTAACAGCGACGGGGTGTCGCCGCTTGAAAAAAAAGATTGGGGATTGACACTGGGTATCATGAGGGGTAGCGGCAGCGACGCCTACGTGAACTACTCCGCCGATCCTGACGACAACGAGGATAACGACACATGGGATATCATGTCGGGTAGCAGTGTGACAGCACATCCTGATACCTGTGACAACTACGGCCGCACATGGGACTACGATGGAAGGACTGGGTATAATGCTGTTTGTACAACGCCGGCAGAGGCAAAAGATGCCATGTCTTCTTTATGGAGCGATTCGCATTTTAACCTTACAAGCAGGTCGGCATCCTCATATCTTACAGGTTATGTGCTACCGGAAGTAACGGATAATACCGGCAAGACACATAAGATCCTTCTTGCCGGAGCCACATCCGACCAGGGCGTACTCATGCCGAGAGACTTTCGCGTAGATTACATCCATTACCTGCAAGGTAAAAGCATTGAAAGTATGCTTGAACTGGACGAGGAGATAGGCGGGTATATCATTGAGATTGACAGCTCTCAAGAAAGAGCGCAGACATTGCTCGCTCTGCAGAAATTAGCATACGCGAATGGCGGCACCGTAACCATCAGCGGCGGTACGGATGTACGAGAAGGCCGTTTCTCGCTCAAACTCCGCGCCGAGAAACCGAACCCATATTTTGATGCCTCGCAACCAGAAGGCAATAACAATCGCAGATATCTGGAGATCACCAACAAAAACCTCCAGGGTCGCGGCTTGTGCGACCAGTTCTACAAGGAGTATTCATATTTTATCCGCCACGCCCGCATCGTGAAGCGCCCGGTACATATGACGATAGCGCAGCTGCTGGCTATTGACAAGACCGTGCGTGTCACTGTGGGTGATATTACGGGATTCATCAAGAAAATACAGTACGGAGTAAGCAATAAGACAGGGTTGGGGATTGTGACGATGGAGATAATGTATATCTAGAGTCAGTATTCATTCTTATCCGGTGCCATCGTCACTGTCCAGTCGGATGTATTGCCTGAAAAAAGAGGACCACGCAGGGTAGTGACATAATCTTGGCGTAAATTGAATTTTGGAAGTTGTGTAGTAGGAATTAGTTCGTCTCGGGTATTCCATATATAAATTCTCACTTCAACGCCGTCAAACCCTTTCGTGGGACAAACCGTATATAATTCTCCCAAGCCTCCAATAAGATAGATACCATCATATCTGTCTTCTAACTGGTAACTGCCGCCATCCCATGAGATGGTTTTTACGCGCGGCAAACCTGTCACCTTTATATCTTTCACGTCAAGGTTACTCATTTCATCTATATCGGTGGGGTTAATGACCAAACAGCAACGTGATATCACTTTCTCATCCTTGCATTGTATCTTCTTTACGGGCATCAAGTATGGCGTTACCTCCAAATCCATTTCATGGTATGGTATATTGAAACACTCTCTATTTACCATATTAAAAGTCTTATCCTCGGGGTTAAACCCGATACTTTCCCCGAATTGCCCTTTCATCCATAAGAGATGGTGTTTTCCTTGTCGGAGATCAAGCGTACACTTTGAGCGTGTTATGGTGTCAGAGCCAACGTATCTGTTACCTGCATAGTCAAAAAGCACATATTCTTCATAAGGTTCATAATCCAGCAGTTCAAACTCTATCGGTGTAGTTTCCTCTGACAGCAGCTCGTCAATAGCAAGCTCATCACCGTCATTGTCGCTGCAAGCGATGAAGGCAAGAGTATACGTACATGTAAGCACCAGTGATACCAGGAGCCTTACAGGAAAGAATGTTTTTGTTTTCATTTTGTTATAGCTGTTATATAAGAACGAAATAATATGTTTATTTATTGCATTAAGCCATACTCTCGCGCCGCGCTGCCCTTGATTCCGGCCCCGCCGCTACGTATCTTGCTGCAAAATAAATATGATATGGCTGTATCTGTATCAGGAATGTTTGGAAAGATAAACGGGCAGGTGCACACCTACTTTGCCGACTCGCCTGTGGTGATAGATATCAGCGGGCTGGAGTGGAGCAGACCAGGTGAGGCTGTTACCAGCCCGTTCACTATTGTCCGTGTGGAGGTGGTGTATAACAATAATGTCATAGGGGATTTCCGTGAGGACACAGGCGGACAGACCGAGGCACACTTTGATATATCATCGGCACTTAAGGCGATATGGAGCGATTTTGACTTTGATACGGAGGTGGATGAGGCAAAGAAAGCGGCGGCATCCACGGCGTCCGGCAGTAGCTTTACGCCCGGCACAAGCCAGCCGGCTTATGTGAACGGCATACGCAAGTATCGCAGTTACTGCCTCCGCATCTATACCGAATACCTGGACAGCACGGACAATGAGTATGTTGTAACGCAATGCAAGGACGCAGACGGGAACACAGACATCCCGGGCGGCCAGTGTCTGATAGGCGGACTGACGGAGTGGGAGCGGTCACTCATAACTGACAACACCAAACGTGATGTCTCTGCATTGGAGTACTCCAACACCCGCAACGGCGACGCCTCGACCAAGCCTGCGGAATCGCCGGAGAGGGTGGGGCGGAACAGTGTAACCTCATGGGTGGATGTAACCGGCAACGGGACGAAGAGCGTGTTCTATCCGGCGACTTTCAATAACGGACAGGGTCAGGATGACTACACTGAGGAACATGCTCCTATCGTGCTGCGCGACAACCAGGATTATGTTGACTTTCTGTTCCTGAACCGCAGGGGGGCTATCGAGACCTGCAGCGGAATGATGAAGGAGGCGATGAACATTGACGTGGATATGAAGAGCTATACCCGCATTGAGCGCCCCACGTTCCAGCCTTCACGTTCACTGATGGCTATCGGCAACGACGGCCGCCGCTCATGGCAGATGTCGAGCGGTTATGTCACAAGGGAATGGGCGGAATGGTGGACGATGGAGTTCCTGAGTGGCAAGCGCAAACGCTGGTGGATGAAATACAAGGGACCCGGGCAGGCGACCGCAACTTATGTCCCTGTCATCGTGGAGCCGGCAAAGAAGAACATCAACATATATGACAAGACGAAGCAGCAGATGCCACATGTGGATTTCACCGTCACATTGGCGTTGGAGGGATAACGCTTTTTCTCCGTGCCCTTGATTTTTATTCACGTAATGATGAAATTGCATATCAAATAATAACCACAAAATGATACATCAGTTCTCTCATTTCATTGACCGGTTGATCCAGATCCTGCAAACCCCGTGGGGTTGGGTGCTGGGTTTATGCTTCGCCCTTGGCAATTACTTTGCCGAACATTCTTTTATCATCTTCCTTGTTGTGGCGGTCACATTGATTGACGCCGCGTGGGGTATCGCGGTTTCTGTACACCGTGGACAGTTTACTCGCTCTGAGCTGGGGCGGCTCACTATCGCCAAACTTGCGGTATATGGTTGCGTTATCTTTGTGTTCGTCGGACTTGACAGGTTCATGGACTCCACGCTGGCCACCTCATTAGTCGCTGCCGCCATTGTCCTGGTGGAGTTCTGGTCATCATGTGCCAGTATGCTAATACTCTTCCCCAACTTCCTCTTTCTTAGGTTGCTTAAGAAAGCGCTCATTGGGGAGATAGCCAGCAAACTGAAGGTTCCGGAGGAAGAGGTGATGAAGATCCTTGAAGAAAAGGAAAACGAATAACTAGTCAAACCCGAAGGCTTCGTCGAGCTCTTTGGTGATGAGTTCGTCAGGTGTGAGGGTTCGGCGGATGGCGTATTCCGGAGTGGGGATGGGTTCGAGAAGATACATGGGGATCCATGCCTCGTCAGGGTAACCGCCGGGGGTGTCGTGAAAGCGGAGGCGCAGGGACTTGTGGCGCTGGTCGATGGCCTCGCCGTCTTTTCCGTGCCATGCACGTATCTCGATGCACTCGCCCTCGCGGCCACGCCAACGGTTGACAAGTTCGCTCGCAGCCTCGTAAAAGTCTTGTTTTGTCTCAAAGCCGTGATCCAGGTAATCCCTTATGGGTAGCCTGCTCATATCATCAGAGACCCTGTAAAACGGGCCCTGCACAATGATATTGGAGTTGTTAGGGTCGTTCATAGGCTCATCACTTTCCTTTCAGTTTTGCATCAAGCATAGTGCTAAGCGCTTCTTCTCCGCGTCCCATTTTAACCATCAGATTGGCCACCATCACGTCGAAATCGTTAGACTGCACTAACAGCAGGGCTATCAGCGCGAGGTGTTTGATCTGCGCTGACTGGATGGTTGTCACCTCTATCACCTTGTCGAGCATACCCTGTTCCGTCCAGCCTTTCTGTCGGAGCTGTGGCATGTTACTGGCGAACTTATCGCTCGACACGATCATATTGAGGATGTATTTCAATAGCGCTGACTTATCTTTCAGCAAGTTCAGTATATCAATCTGCTCATTCATAATAGTCTTGTTTTTAAAATTTGATTCTATTTCACCGCTTCACCGCTGACGGTCTTCGGATGGATAGTCGATCGCACGCCGCGATAGTTGAATATCTTTTCCGGGAAATGCTCGCGGCGCAGGATGCTCGTCAAGATAGTCATATCGGCCGACGCGGAGTTCTCAAACGGCTTGGGAGCGACGACAGGATAAACCTTCTTGCCGTTCCAGTAGAGCAGGCCCCATTTCTCGGGCAGCTCCTCTTTGCTGATGACACCTTCAGGACAGAGGTACCACCGCATGCGGCCCGCCTGCTGGTTGAGCCGTTCGGCCATATCGGAGCGACACCATTTCTTACGGTCAGCCATGAAGTCGGAGTGCGACACCTTAACCTCGATGACTACGCTTTCGTTGAAGCTGCCAAGTCCCCATACGTCGGTATGCTCATTATCCCATGTGTAGAGTTCCACACTCACGTAGTGGTATTTCTTACATGCACCACAGGCTTCAGTATTATAGCAAGGTTTCTTCTGGCACCGCTCGTAGTTCCACTTCTGCCGATGCAGCCACTTGGCTCCCTCCACGCAGAGGTCATAATGCAGGGATTTTGTTGCACTCATTGCCGTTATTGCTATCTGTTACAAAATAATAATCTCTTCCTCTCCGCGACGGGTGATATAGGCGAAGATATCACTGCGATATACCATGCGCGACTTGACGACACGGCCTTTACTCTCGGCATACTCCCGACACCACTGGCTATCGAGCGTCCACGAGATGCCAGGATCGGTATTATCGGGATATCGCTCAGCATCGTAGGCGCGATACGCCAATACGGGGAACTGCATCGCGTCAAGCGCCTTGGTATCCTCGGGTGTCATAAACCACGAACGGCAGGGGCGTGACGACTTCATCATTGTTCGGAATAACTGGGCTGTCTCAGTAGAGCCGGCAGACACCCATACCGTGCGCATCAGCTCCCAATAGCGCGGGTTTGAGAGTAACTTGGATTTGCGGAAGAACAGGTCGAGTATCTTTTCTGAAGCACTATCACCACCCTCCTGGTCGATACGTATCAGCTGCATGGCAATCTTTGAGTCGCGTGCCATCTGCTTCTCGCTCAGTCCCGTCGGTATGCGGCGGGTGTAGTCCGTGCGCCGGTTCTCCTCCAGCGCCCGAGGGTTATAGGTCCCAACAGTATATTTAGGTATTTCAATCATACGCACTTTTATTGATTAGATTTCTCCATCCCAGTCCCAGAGGCCGAGGCGACCTTTCACGTCACGAACGGGATGGTCGAATACCTTGGCGTTACGACACACCCAGTGCCACTGCCCGCGTTCCGCCCAGGGCGATGTGCTGTCCTGTACGCAATCAACAATCTCCACGCTGCCGACGATACAACCAAAGAGGTCGTTTTCCTCCACCTCATTCGCCTGCGTCATAACGGCTATTTCCTCAACTGTGAACTCATGCCGCTTTCTAAGGAAACTCACAACATCGTGCATCCTCGCCCCGGCGTGTATCAGTACCATGCCGCGATAGCTTATCCTGCGGCTTCGGTTCTCTACATCCTTCACGCCACCTACGAGCAGGCTGGCGTATGGCTGCCTCACTGTCAACACTTTATACTTCATAGTTCAGTCCTCTTTATAGTTTATCACTTCTACCTTCTCCATCTTCCTGAATGGCCACCACCAGCGGCGGCGGAGGGAGATATGGAGGGTGTAGATAGGATCGTTAGGCCTTACGTCGGCGATAACGTGGAGGGCAAACGGCTCGCGCTCATACTGGAGTAAAGACTCAGAATCGCTGTCCGTGGGGTTTATGGTCTGGGTATGCAGCCAGGCGCAGTAGGTGCGGATGCGGCGTAGGGTGGCGAGGATAATGCCGGAAGATACCTGCAGTGCCGGATCATCACCAGGTGTCATGGCATGCAGAGCGGACTGAGCAATATAGGCTTCATGGTTGACAGCCTCGGTCTGTAATAGTTCCTCTTGTTCGTAGCGGCGCAGCATCTGAAAGTAGTCCAGCCAGGGCCCGAGGTCTCTATCCTTCTGTCTCATGGCCTTCTGGCGTTTTACGGTCCTTAACTATGTCACCCAGCACCATAAGTATGAGCGCCAGTATGATGATAATAAGAAACAGTGTGACCTTTTCAGGCAACAGCCACACGAGCACACCGGCCACCGCAGCGAGCAGCAGCAGTGGCAGTAGGATTGTCTTTAGGATTGCTTTCATCTTATATGTTTTTAGTTTAAAAATTGGATTAAAAATTGTCGAATAACGACTGCTGTACGACGGTACGCCCGTCTTTCAGGTGCTCGATACCATGGCACTCATGATCAAACCGTTCGCAGCCTTTATCGAAATACTCCTTGTCAATCTCGCAGCCGACGTAATCAAGCCCCAGTTTGTAGGCTGCGATACGGCTCGACTGGCTACCCATCATGGGGTCAAAGATGGAGGCACCATCGGAGGTATACCGATTCAACAGCCAGGCGTAGAGAGCGACAGGCTTCTGGGTAGGATGAATGCGTGACTCGTTCAATTGTTTGTTGCCTCGTTGACGATTGGCGATATTGACATCCATAGAACAGGTCTCGCCCTGTAACATACCGGACCATAAATAATGCACGATGTCTGTCCGGCGGTCAAAAGACTGGTAGGCTATCTCACAACCAAACTGGTCGCAGATACCGTTCATCTTATCCCACACAATCATACCACCCTTCAAGCCGAAGTAGTTGGCACCCCAGATTATTTGGTTCTCACTGACACGGCGTAGCTCATCAAAGAACTCCTGCGACGGAATGGCGGAGTCCCATTCCTTGCGTCCGTAGTCGTTCTGTGCCACGGGCAGGAATGAGCCGTTTTTCTGCCGCACCACGCGCGGCTTCTTTGCGGGCTTGTCGGCGCCAATGCCATACGGCGGGTCGGCTATGGCCAGCGTGAACGCCTTGTCTGGCAGTCCGCGCATCAGTTCCAGGCAGTCGATGTTATGCACTTCACTTCTTGGCATATTCTTTAGCTTTTACATTTATTATTATCTCTTTTATCTCACTGTGTTATCCCCATGTCTCCATATCTTCAAGAGCGGAGGGGGAGTTGTCAACCTTCTGCGCATGCACCCTTGTAGATTCTTCTGCTTCGGGCGGCTGATGCCACAGGTCGGGTTCCTGTAGATTGCAGGAGGCAGCATATTCCTCTTCCGCTTCATCCTCCCAGCGGTGGTCACGTATGTAGTTTTGAGGGTACATCATGGCGATGCCCTGCTGCTGGCAGGCGGCGCGATAAGCCGGGATGCCTGCGATGGCCGCCCGTTTTTCCTGTGCCGTCAGCCTGTTCCATGCCGGTTCCGCCTTCAGCTTGTTACGCTTTAAACCGTAGGTATCCCAGAACTCATTAAATGTTGGTGCTTTATTCATTGTCTCTTATCTTTCTTTTATAACATTGAGGTCAATGTATGAGGTTGCAGCAAAGATAGTATATACTACCCTGTTATTGGGCTTACTCTTTTCATCCTTGATAGGATCTCTGTAGAAGTCCTTGCTTGTAACCACCGATGCAATACGCTCTGCAAGTTGATCTGCTGTTGTATGCTCTTCCACCCACGGCATAGCCATCAAATCTAGGTCGTGGACCACTGAGCCATGTATGGCTACGGCCCATCCGCAAGCGGCAGCAACTTCACGTATCTTAGGCCATTGAAAGGTCCAGAAGATAGCGTCATTATCCTTTAGTTTCTCCAGGTCAAATGCCATATGACTCACTCCTTGATTTCATGACCACCTCTGATTTGCCAGCAAACTCCATGCACGCATCCGGATGCATATATTTATCCACCTCCGCCATCATAGATGCGAGCTCTTTCTTAGGGCGTTTCATATACATATTGAATCTTTCCTCCTAAGTCTGCCTTACTACCTGAACGTAGTTCTCATTATCCATATTCTTATTGCATTAAATATTATGGCTATCCAAATATAGCATCGGCCATTTCGCTTGCTATCCTGGCCGCATACAAATGTCTTGGTTCTGCTTTGCCAAGACCGTTAGTCACCCACTCATAGGGGATGGACATCATCAGCTTGACGGCCGTATCACTTATCCATTGGGCTTTAGCGGAATAAGATTGTCCGTTTGCCTGGTAAGCGCAATCTTTCTCTGCGTCAGTAGTCCGATACGCGCAGCCCCACTGGTTGCAATCCTTACACTTCATAATTTTACTTGTTTAGTTATACCTGTTCACTTGGCCATTGCTATAAAAGACAAATATAAGCCATAAGCAAGTAGTATCATAAGGGTAAGGAATATAGATTCCAATAAGAGCTTAATATAATCCCGCTTGGTTATAGTTTCCTTATCCCTTCTTATCAGATAAAAAGAGGAGGCGATATTCAACGCTACTACAACCATTATTACATTTCCTACCATTGTTAGTTTGCTATATTTACAATTATACTTAATCAACTTAGCCAATCAAAGTAATCATTCAGGATATCATGCAACTCCTTAAGACAAGGATTCTCTTTGATTGCTTTTTGCATATCGGCATCATCGCCATCGCAAAACATACTGATAAAATCATCGGTAAAGAAATCCACGCCCAGAATTGCGACCGCTTTTTCTACTACCGGGGTTATCTTTTCAATCCAATTTCCCCAATGTTTTTTACATGAAAATTTCTCTTCTCTATTTATAAAATCGTTGGCATAGAGAATCTCGTCTAAAAACTTTCTTGTCAGTTCCCTCGTTTCCATAATACTCAATAACAATAATGATTATCTCAACCCTGCAGGGTTATCTTTCTATTTTTTCTTTAAGTTATATTGCTATGAACAAGCCAAAATGATTCATCAAATATGGCAGTTCATTTTTTGATAAATCAAGCACACATCTTTCTTTTGTGTGTTTCTGCTTCCACTCTGAAATGATCCATCTCTCTGCAGAAAAAACATACCAGTTCCAGTTGCGGATATGAATGCCTATTCTTAAATTTTCGCCGCTGGGTGTATTGCCATTATACTCATAGTAGCAAGAACCTTTATTGTTCTTGAAACCCAATTCCAATAGTTGCTCTTTTATTTCTTTCACCATAGTTGTAATATATAATTATCTATTCAGTTTATCTATCAGCTGCTGAAAGGCATTGGCTTGCCCCCATCTAGCTGCATCATCATTTTTAGCATCATATTCTGCTTTCTTTTTCTTAGCCCATTCAAGCAGGGATTCTTTGCTAATGTAAATCCTGTCACTCTTGAAAATTCTCTCTGTGCACCAAGAAACATCAGCCAGGTCTTCAAACTTGCAATTTTCACAATCCTCTTTGGGGCAATCCCCGCAGGTTTGTAGATATATCTTATCTGGAACTTTCATAGTTAGCGCAACCTTAAAAACATTAACCTCTACTTTCTTGCTTGCTCTTTCCGGCTTCTTTAACAAACGTCCTTGCCTCGCCTTCTGTCATTTTGAAGGTATCAATAAGCATTCGCATTTTAGTCTTATCAAGACACTCCCTGCAATAAGGATCAGATGGAATATCCGGGTCAATTACTGGCCAGAATGCTACAGCTTGTTTACCGCATATAATGCACTTGCAATCCTCTGCTTTCATATCTAAAAGTGTTATTGTATTTCCTGAAATATTAACTCACCAAGTGTAAAGGTCATTTTTATGCAGGTTTTCCTCTGTGCATTGTTCCCAAGTTATAGGTGTATTGTAACTGTTGCATACAACAAAGTAATCCTTATCCTTTGGGTTTCTATACATACGGATGTATTTCAACCAACCCTTGCAGTTTATATTGTCAAAGCAGAGCATTCTCCAGTTGGATTCTCCACCACTCATAGTTTCCAAACCTTTAAGCCAATCTAAAATCCTATCGGCTTTGATTTGGTATGCCTTATTATAATACCTCTTTGTGATTTCTCTATGCCTACCATCTTTAGTGTTTAATGGCTCGGTATGACAGAGACAATGGAAATCTCTGGTATCACAATGTATCGCATTGACATCATTTGTAATGTCAAATGTTCCTATGTATTTCCAGTCATCAGCCATTGGTTTTTATCCGTTAGTGCATCTCTGAATAGTCAAACATCTTTTTTATATTATGTTCCAATAGTTCCAGTTTCGCCAAAACTACTGCGCCGCTCGAACTTGGTTCTTCACCTTGCTCGCAAGCCTCCATAAACCACTTTCTTTCATCGTCTTGCATCTTCTTTATTTCCGCAAGTATCTGCGCTTTCTGCCATTCAACAAAGTGAAATACTATCTTATTAAGAGTTACCTCATCAAGACATTCCTCATCGCGCACAAAAGGAACTTTGTAGCGGATTATCTCTCTTTCTAATTTCTCATTCATAATTAACGTATCTCCAAAAACACAAACTCAATCATCTTCTAACAAATAGAAAATAAAAAACGCCAAAAAGGCAAACACGCTAAAAAGAATTAACCACATAGGAATGTGGATGCGTTGCCAACAGCCAAGATATACCATATATAAAAACACCTAGCACTGTGCACGCCAACGCCAATGCCAACGCTTTCAACAATTTATTCATTTTACCGGTCATTGTTAGTTCATTTCCTAATACTTAAATAAATACTTCTACATCGGCATCGTGCCAATCTGGCTCAAACATCTGATTGTCTAACGACAAAGATCCTAAACCAAGAGAAAAATAGATTGATTCTTTTACCTCTTTTTCAGTAATATCATCTGGCACATCTATGTGCCCTTCTATTCTTACCTTAATTTTCATACCTTTTGTCTGTTTTTTATTAGTCCTTTATAATACTCATCCAATCTGGAATATGTATAATTCCCAATTCGTTCAACAGCGAATAAAAATAAAGAGGCCATAACCATATATTATTAACAATTACTAAAGTTCGATTAGAAAAACTTGCGCCAATAGCCCTTTTTTTCAAGAACTTCTTGCCACATCGTTTTACACATAGACGCAAACTCAATAACGCCAATAATAATCCTATTATTGGATAAACTATTATACAGATTTTTATTACTTCATTATAGTCCATAATTCCGTTTTTTTGTATTTCCTATTATACTAATTGTTTGTCAAAATAATCTTGAATCACCCCAAGCCTTAATGCTGTTCTGAAATCTTCCGTTTGTACTTTGGTAATTCTATCCTTGATAGGTTCAAGCAAATTGCATTGTGTTAAGTCAAATCCGAAAACAAACATTGTAACTGCTTGGTCATCCCAATCTTGCTCTTTACTGAATAAATCAATAGCCTCCTTGTATAGACCATTATTCATTAAGCGAATCATCTCTCCTTTATCTTCCCAGGTCATAGTTAGTGTATCTCCGAGTAATGAAACTTATCGTTATTAACTCTCTTTGGGCATAACATACCACCTCTAACAACGTAGCCATCTGGTATGTATAAATCATCGTTCCTTCTCATAACATTATGTTTTTGTATTCTATAATATGGGTATAACCTATTTATTCTCTCGTTTTGATATTGCCTTTCCAAACCAATATCCACACAAAAATCCGCCACCAAAAAGAAACATAGTTATCATTGTTATGTCATCCATTCTCACTCCTTTGCTATTATGACCTTAACTTTATCATCTTCTATAAACTTAACAAAAGGCTCTGCTCCCATAGTCGGATTGAGATCAATATACTTGCCGTCGGCAAACTTAATAAAGTCGCCATTATCTATCACTTCACCTTCAATGCCATCCACCTGGACTCTCAGAAGCCAACCACTCAAGAACCAATCATACATTATCTTCTTGAGGTTTTCATCATCCTGCCATTTGCCGATAGCAAGACCTTCTTTCCAAATTCTTTCAAAACAATCTAATGCTTTGGAATAACCCTTATCATTCATACCTTTTGTGTTTTATTGTTTGCGAGTGACCACTCCATCAAATTATAAGCAGCAGTAATAGGCTTTTTATAAACTTCCGCAAGAAATCCAGAAGGATGCACACAATAGAAGTAACCTTCGCTCGTCATACCCAAAAGAAATCCAGTGGGCATCAATTTTAATAGAGCAGGCAAACTCCAGGCGGGGATAACATAACCATTCCTATAAGAAAACAGGTTGTTCTTTATGGCAACATCAAGACCTACCTCTAATTCAAACTCAAACTTGCCTGAAGGATTATGAACCACTTGTTTGTAGGTCATATCGGCACTTGTTGGATCCAGCCCCAACTCAATTAAACGCATGCTCTGTTTAATATTTGTCGCAATCGCTTCTGTTGGTGGCTCTTTATCACATGTCCCATAGTATGCATCAAGTTTATCACCATTCTCTGTTTTATGGGATAGCGATTTTATAAAGTCTAACATACCTTGACACTCAATAATAGCCCCATCGCATTCAGGATAGCCATTAGCCTTGTTTATGCGACTGACTTCTATTCGCCTCTTTAATTCTGCTTCAATTTTGTCGATCTCATTCATATCTTACTCGTTTTAGTTTTTGCACCTGTTTGTATTGCTGCTGCCGAACACCTGAGCATTGTAATAATCCAAGACGGTTCTACATCCTGGTATTCGTCAATAAGTTTACCTAATTTACGGTTAAACTCGCGTGCCTTCTCTGGCGCAAAAGGACGTGAAATCGAAGGTGCTTCAATCTTTGCCATAATTACTTTCTATCTTTTAGCTGCCAAACCAGGTATCATCACTTGTGCTTCCTTGCCCGTTTCTGTTCTCTACGCTTTGCCTTAGCCTTCTTCTTGGCGTCCTTGGCTACCTGATGTTTGCTGTTCTTGCCCTTAGACGTAGGCGCATAATATGTTGACAGATTCTTTTGAGGAAGCATTTCATAGGTGTTTATCTCCATCTGCGTTGTCTCGCGAACAGGAGTCACCGCGAGATTATTGCCAAGTATATCCTGATACCAAATGGTATAGTCGTGAAGGTTGTATTCGTCATGGGTACGACAGAACTCCAAGTCGACGATTTGGTCCCTTATCTGATAGTAGCATGACGCCAGAGCAACGTCGATGTTGTCGGGATAGCCGAAGTCGTCACTCTTGCCATAGAATAAAATCTGCTTCTTGTCGTGATCAACCTTGAACATACCACCGCCCTTCACCATACCATAAGCCAACTCCTCAGTAGATGCCAACTCGCGGTGAAACTCCACGAAACCCAGAGCCATACCCCAACGTCCGTCTTTCTTTAAAACGATATATTTGTTTGCTTTCATATTTTGTTTTTATCCCCAAGTGCAATAATTACTCAACTCTTGCCCCACAAGCAGCAGAGCAGAATTTACAAACTCTCAATCTTTCTTCATAGGTCCTGCCATAGATGCATTCAGGGGCATTTCTCACGTCTTCTTCCGACTCTCTGCCTCTTATTTCATCTATAAAAGCGTCAACATCCACTCCTTCCCAAGAGTGATTCTTTGTTGCAAGAGCTATCTTTTCATCGAGATATGCCATTGCCTCATCAATCTCTTTCTTATCCATAGCTGCCTATCTTAATGAAATTTATGCGTTGAAATTACTGATTGTATTAAGCGATTATCGTCACCTCTCCTCTCCATCTTTTGTAGCACATCTTCGTACTCCGGATTATCCTTAGTGTACTTGTCGATAAGAGCAGCTAATTCTAAAAGAAATTCATACTTTGTCATATTTTATTAGCTCTGAAAATCGTAGCCGTCACTTGCGATATATCTACACTCGGTTTCATACGCAACCTTGATTTCTTCCAATGTTGCTTCTCTTATCCCCTCAAAAGGCGGGGTTCGCAAAGTACTGCTGCAATCCAAGAAAAATAGAGTTCCATCAGGGAATATGTGCGCCAAATACATAACGCACTCTTTTCTATACTGATGTCTTGGAAGATAGCACAACTTGTGTAAAAGTTCTTTCATATTCATACTCGCTTCTTTATTATTATAACCTTAACTTTATCACCTTAAACTTAATTCTCACGCAAAGCCTTAAGTTTGTCGCAGTATCGCCATAATACGCTTTCTCCAATACCAGAAAAATTTCCATTATTGAACAGCATTTTGTTGTAGTAGAAGAACCTGTCACCTATGCGGTACATTTTTCTCGCCCTACATCCACATATACGAACCCATACAGGGATGTTTTCTTCTGGGAGTTTATCAGTTGACTTGATATAATCTTTCATATCTTTTACATTAGATTTTTGAGGTCGTTATAGAGAGATTCGAGAGTAGCATCCCAATCATCTGGATCACATCCGCCAAAATGTTTAGCTGCATTTTTAAGAGCATTCATTTGTTCCTCGCTCGGCTGCCACCTGTTCTGAGGACTGAGGGATCTAAGCCAATTTAACGCCTCCTCTTTTGTTGTTTTAACGCCAGGAGCAACTGCACTTCCTTTATTTAAAGCGAAGGCTATAAGACATTCAATATCATGTTTTATTGTTTCATCCTCCTCACTCCACTCGGTAGGTTTCTGTACCCCACCTATTTCCAAAGTATCCTCGACACCCTGTTTGTATGCTCTTACCATACTGTTTACCGGCAAGCCAAATTCTTCATTACCCTTTTCGGGATTATTAGCATAATCGTCAACCATCTTTTGGATAGAAATCGGAAGTATTAGGCCGGCAACTTCTACAAGCTCGTAATCATCCTCGCAATCGAAGCCAATTTTCCAGCCGTTACCGTGATAAGCGCCGTCAGATATACTCGTTATAGTATACTCCGCAGGGCTCCCCTTTAAATGTATGGTGTCGCCAACTCCAAACTTGACGCCTTGTTTCTCAAGCCAGTCAATCCAAGTAGGTATCATATCATCTGGTATTGCATCACCATATCTATCGGCAATGAGATTGCGGCCTTCAAGGGTGTCTTTGTTAATGGCATTCAAGAAGTCAATGATTTCCTTTCTTATACGCCTATCCTTGCTTTTGAGTTCAGGGAAATACTTCTCGGCATCCCCACGAGAGA